TGGCGCGGTAATGAGTATGAGCAAGTGGCTCGTCGATTGAAGAGCGGAGGTGTAAAACATCTGGGACCGACTGGTGCTACAAATGTTACAGATGTTACAGAAGTGGCTGGTAATACTGCACAGCCACTTCTGATACGTTCCCCGGCTTTTATTGACCTAACCAAAGCTTATGATGACTTAAAGTAAAAAATCTATTACGCTAACGCGACCCCCCCAACCCCCCAAGGGGGGCTAAGTTAAGCTATCCCCAGAGTGAGATAGGTTTTAATTGAATCAGATTTTTAAATTTGAGGAACGTTCTTTTACTGAAAACAAAAAATCTATGAGCCCACCAAGAGCTCATCTACGACAGAAAACTCGACATCATAATAAGCCGTTATACGCCATTGACCAACAAGACTCGCACTATCAGTTGCCGAAGAAACAATAATATGGACATAATTATTGAGAGCTGGTCCAGCATTGACAACACCATAACAATCCGGATTTTTGCGACTCCACTCCGGAATAATACTGGGATTGTAAACACGAACCCAGTGAACAAGCTTCATACTTTTATCCGCCAGATAACCCCATAAACCAGAATAAAGCTTGGGCTGCTCTCGAAGACGCTCAATTGCAGTAGGAGTGAGAGGAACAATATTGTTGTTTGCGGTAACATAAATATTGCCTTGCCCACCACTAACATTACTGGTAGTGTTGAGAATGATGTTGATCTTGAACGAGGCGGCCTTTACAATCCATTTTTGATAAAGCGACATCATGTTATCGTATAACATAGGTTGATGACCAGTGACAATGTTAGTCACATCCGGATCATACACAGAAGAAGCGTTCCAAATCCACTCATCTTGACTAGATACGGTGTTCATAGTTGCGATTGGCGATGAATATACGGTGCGCATAGCACATCGTTTCGGCAAAAGATAACCCAATTGGGCATAGGGTTTTTGACCACGGGTCAAGGTACGACGACGTCTAAAAGAAAGACGCCGGACACGATTACGGGAGCGTCTCGATCGCGACGAACGGCGTCGTCTCGTACGGGCTCTCCGCTGTCGTGGCATCGGCAAATATTAAGAATGATATACTAGCATTTAATACAAAAAAAAATTATCTGGACCCTGCCAGTGGGTCACGGTTTTAAATAATTGCATAGCAGCTGTTTTTTCGTTTTGAGTGCGCAGGGCAAAAAACAAAAATCTCAATATATATAGCTGCTCAGTTTTTATGTTTTCACTTTTTTCAAAGCACAAAATGACAGAGAAAAGCTTTCGCAACATTTGCTTTACCTCCTTTGATGAAGCTGAATACCCCCACGTTGACCAACATGGGTGCACGTACGTTATCGTTGGACGTGAAACTTGTCCCGATACCAAGCGTCTCCATTTGCAAGGGTACGCTGAGTTTGACAAACCGAAGAGAATGAGCACTTTGAAAAAAGCCTTTCCGACCATGCATATCGAAGAGCGAAAGGGTAGTCAGAAGCAAGCAATCGACTATTGTAAGAAAGATGGTGATTGGCATGAGGAGGGAGTGTTGAAACAACAAGGCAAACGCTCCGACCTTGAAGATGTCGCAAGCGACATCTTCAAGGGTAATTCCCTGTCGGATATCGCTGGCGCTCATCCGACTCAATTTATCAAGTATGCTAAGGGAATCAAGGAGTTACGTGCCGCAACTTATACCGATCGTACTGTCGACAAACCCCCAGTCGTTACCTGGATCTGGGGTCCTGCCGGTACTGGAAAGACTCGTATGGCTTACGAAGCTCATGAAACCGTCTACATCAAGGATGGAACCATGTGGTGGGACGGTTACGAACAACAAGAAGCCATCATCATTGATGACTTTGACGGAAAGTGGCCTTACCGTGATTTATTGCGTTTGCTTGACCGCTATCCTTACCAAGGTCAGTATAAAGGTGGCTACGTCAAGGTCAACTCGCCGTATATTTACATCACTTGCGAGTATTCTCCCTCCTTTTTTTGGCGCGGTAATGAGTATGAGCAAGTGGCTCGTCGATTGAAGAGCGGAGGTGTAA